GGAACCTCCACTGGAGGGGTGTTGATTTCGGAGCGAAAGCTCTCCTAGCCCGTGCGCAGGATAAGGTGGCGACACCGAAAGAACAGGCCGATATGAGATTCAGCAAAAGCCTCAGGCGCGAAAGCCCTGGGGCTTTTTGCTTCCTGTCATATGTATTTTTCTTCGTTACGCATCTGCAACACGTACCTCGTGTTGAAGGCCTTTCCCTTGGGCATTGAGTGACGTCCCCAGTTGTCAATTTCGTAAGCCGAAACCACATGCAGACGCAGATAGTTAGTAGTGCCTGCGGGTTTGCTGAGCGAAAAGAAAATCGCGTACTCATGCAGATCGAGGCAAAAATAGCGTTGCCCGCTATTTTTACTGCCATGTGGAACAACCATGCCCGCATAAAAACGACGTTCAATGTAGTCGCGCAGCTGGGTGCTGCAGTTATACCGCGAAGCGCAGAAGTACCGCCGCTCATGCTTGTGCCGCAACAGCTCGCCGTTGCCCTTGTCATCGGTGAAGCAGTGAAAACCGAACTCGAATTTGACCGTCAGCGCTTGACCGGCAACATCAAAGGTCATTTCGAACGGCTGAAGGTGGGCCATACTTTTCGTTGTGCCGTTGATGACCAGGTCATTCCATTGCATGGGCTGTAGCTGTCCAAAAATGCTGCGGGGGGTGGCATTGTACAGTCGCCGAAGGGCGTTGAGTGTGCACCATGGTGTAGCCTCATAATCGTCTGAACGTCGGCTCATGCTGCTGTCACGACGAACGTGCCAGAAGCCTCTACCGCAGTCTGACGCCGAAAATCCCCGTATTTTTTGGTTACTTTGCATGGTTTTCGCGTTGTGCTGACCAAAGCCAAGAGCATGACGAGGCCCAGCACCAGGAACAGCCTCAGAACTGCGAATAACGCCACTTATGTTCAATCGACCCCCCCACTTGATACCAAGTCGGGGGGATTTTTTTGTGCCAAAGATCATCACTTTTAGGTAAAGTGATATATCACTTTTATGCAAAGTGATTTTACGCGCACCCCGCCACTTACTCGCAAACGGAGAACCGCCTATGTCTGCCCCTGAACTGCGTGACCTGACCCGGCTGCTGCTGGCCTTTTGGGTGGGGGACGACGACATGTTTGCCGCCGAGGATGAAGCCCAGGCCAATGCCCTGAGTGGTGCCCCGTCGTACACCCTGGACGACGTTATCCCGGTGTCGGCCGAGACCCTGGACGAGCGCCTGCGCGACGACAGTGGCCGCCTGGCCAGGACCCTTCGCGGGTATCTGCACAGCCAGACCGAACCCGGCTACCTGGCGGGCTATGAGCAGTGACGGCCAAGCCCAAAAAACTGACCCTGGCCCACGCCCAGGCCATTGAAAACCGGGCCATGAGCCTGATTGCCGACATCGAGCAGGCCGCCACCGGTGACGACCTGGAGGAAGCCGGCCGCTACGTGCCGTTCTTTGTCGAAATGATTATCGGGGAGGGCTATCCCCGGTGGCCGCTGACGGCTTCCTGGCCCGGGGCCGCAAGGCCGTCGCGGATGGCCAGGTGCGGCTGGGCCTGAATGTGCCAGCGACGAAAAAGACCGGGGCCAACGCGGCGGGGCTGAACGTGCCGTACTTCGCCGCGCGCCTCAAGGGCGTGGTGGCCATCCTGAGCAACTACACGCCGGCCGAGCTGGCCCGCGAGTGCGCGCGCATGGCACGGATCGTGGATCCGCACGTGCTGCAAGAGGATGAATTTCAGTGACCGGCTACGGCCGGCGCTTGCTACCCTGCGCGCTGCGCCTGGGCCACGGTGGCCACCAGGTGCGCGTCAAACCAATGAGGCGATTGAATGCGTAGGGGAATCCTTGAGGCCGACTTACCTGACCTGGTAGCTAGCGGTGCGGTGCGCGAATGCAAGGTATCCCGCGAGGGCAAGAAATGGGCGGTGTGGGTGCGCCTGGGCGGGCCTGGCTCCAAGTGGCTGCCGATCCGCTCACAGCGTGAAGCACTGCGCACCTGGGCCAGCCTGGATACCCTGGAGCGTTTCACGTCACGCGCGGGGATCGCGTCGTTTGCCCTGGAGTCGTGACCGGTCACACGCCTTGCTGTTTCGCGGCTTTATCGAGGGCTTCGGCCAGGATCTGCGCCGAGGTGCTGAGCGCGCTGTAGAGCTCGCCCAGTTTCTGCTCGGGCGTGCTGGAGGTGTTGCGCTGGTACTCGGCATGCAGCCGGCGGAAGTCGGCCAGGGTTTGTAGTTCGTGCGCGGACAGGTCCAGGGTGATCGACATGGCAGGCCTCGGCGGCGTTATGCGTAACGGGGAATATGCAGACGAAAAAAAACCGCCTCAGTAGGGCGGTTTTTCTTTGCAAATCCGGTTAGTGGCCGGGCTTGCATGCTCACAGGGAACACTGACGTGCTGGAATGGTAGCGCCCGGGCACAAGCAAATACAAGGTAATGCAATTAAATAATCGTTATTTAAGACCTACGGTGTCGATTTTTCCTACCGCTTATCGGAAGCCAAACGCCCGGCGTATAAGGGGTTCGCCGAAAAGTGGTGGTAATTAGGGTATGGCAAAGCGCCGCGCCGCAACACAATCTCAAAAACGCGGTTAGAATAGGCATATTCCGCGTTGGTGACCTTTGAGGTTGACCGGATGCGCGCGAATGTGGACCTACTGCCACGGGCTAGTAATCCGTGTCGGGCTTTGTGCAGAGGGTCATTGATCTAGCCGCCTCACAGGGAACACTGACGTGAACCCGAAGGTACGCGTAACCCGATAGAGCGTGCTGGAGGTTTGGCCCAACCGAGAGGGCCAAAAACATGCGTAAATTCATGCGTGTTTGGGACTTCGCATGGCGTGCGCTGCAAGCGTTTCGCGCGTGGGAGTTTCTGAAAGACCGCTTTGATATCCCGAATTAAGGATTGATTAGCGAACCGCTCTGGCTTAGGTCAGGGCGGTTTTTTTTGCCTATGCAAAAGCGCTGGGCGCAGCGCGCCGAATCCGAGGCCGATTTTCAGGCACAAAAAAACCGCCGTTGGAGGGGCGGTTGATTTGTGCATACCGAATTGGAGTTCGGTTTACGGTTCGCTGAAAGCGCTGACGAATCGAGCATAAATTACGATTACGCATTTGCGCAATACGTTAATGGATATTAAACCCGTTTATGTCAACGTTGCTTCGGACCATTCGACGTATAGCACCAAGTCTTGCCATGTCGTACCGAATCGAAATAGCGCGAACTCCACGAAACGGCGCGGAATTGAGGCGGATTGAGCAACCATTGTGCCAATCCCATAGAACGTCACGATGGCGCGCCGTCAAGCTCTTTGCACAAAACTGTAGATATATTTCAAAAAAGCGCAAAAGTGCTTTTTTCTGTCAGGTGTTTTGCGGTATTACGTAAGGCAAGGGCAAGTAAATGCCTTGGCCCCTTCTGCCGCGTCTGGAAAACGCGCCGGGATAGGGAGGGCCGACAAACACCTGGCTCGCTGAAAGCGCTGACCCCTTTCAGTAGAACCGCTGCCTTGCCCGGTAAGGGCGGCGGGGCCAGGCTTCTTTGAGGAAGCCGCCTATGCGTCTTTTCAAATTGAGTTGCCGCGCCGCGTGGGAAAGTTTCTGCGCGCTCGTAAAGGTCGCCCAGGGCTACCGGGTTTTTTCCTGGCTGCGCGATCACTACGACGACCTCTGACCGAAACAGGCCCCGCACTTGCGGGGTTTTTTTTGCCCATAAAAAAGCCCCGCCAGGTGCGGGGCTTGAGTGCGCTGTCTGAGCGTATCAGCGGTGTTTTTCTTTCAACAGCTCAAAGCCTTTTTGCAACGCTTCGCCCATCTTGTAGCCATGTTGGGCAGCCCATACTTTCAGCTCGGCGCGAAATTCGGCGGTGACTTCGGTGTTAAGCCCGACCTTTGCTGTCTTGGCTGGCACCTTTGTGTAGTTGGTCAGCGCGGTTGTTTCGTTGATGGACTTCGGCGGCTCGCCTTTGTCACTGGTGCGCGGCTTTGGTGCTTTTGGCAGTGCGGTTGTGTCGACTGCTGCGGTAGTTGTTTTGGCCATGATCTGTTTTTCCCCTATCTATCTAAATCGGAATCAGTTTACCAGCTGGTCGATACGGTCAATTATCCCGCGTATCCAGTCGTTTGCCTGTTTTTTTGGCCCTGGTGCGCGCACCTCGGTTACAGCGCGGCCCTGGTCATGCGCCTGGCCATAACAGGTCATGATCGTTAAGAAGCCTGGCGAGGCTTGGAAACCGGCTTTTTCCAGGTAGGCGCGTGCGTCGGCAATCTCGGCCAGGCTTTTGCCCATGTTGGTCAGCGGAAACAAGATTCGCTCCGGGTCTATGCCGTGTTCCTGTACCAGTAGCATGGCCAGCGTTACGGATGGCTCCAAATCGTCCAGGCTGTTGCCCGACGGAATGAGGATCAAGTCTGCGGCCTGGGCCAATACGGCGGTTTCATCTGAGGCAAACCCCTTGCCGTCCAAAATGACCATGTCGTAATCGTCGCGCGCGGCCAGGGCTCTTGCCGCAACAGGATGCAGCTGCAAATCAATGGCGGGCTCTATGCCGCGCGCTTGCCGGCGAAGCGCCCAGCGCCCGGCCGTCGCCTGGTTCGCATCGAGGTCGGCAAGAAGGGTTTTCCAGCCGCCTTTGGTGTATGCAACGCTTAGGGCGCGGGCCAGACTAGACTTCCGAGTACCCCCTTTTTGCGCCAGGATTGCAACGGTTATTGTCATGATGCCCACCGAATCTATTTATGTAGAAAAGTAGTTTTATAGTGCCTGGGCTGAGTCTAGTCCGGGGTGGTTAGGCGCGCAATATATTTATATAAATGTATAAATGTATTTTTGTCAGTTTCGTTGGGTTATGGCGGGGTGGCGGTGGCGGGGGGGCGGGATTCCGGACGGGCGGCGCCTAACTGGCGTGGTGGCGAAGGCGTGTTACATAGTCATTAAAGTTCGGATCCTGTACTGCTGGGCCGTTGCTGCCCCCGGCCATGGTGTCGTATTGCAGGGCTTTGCCGTCGCCGTTGATATGCGGAAGGGCCATTTTCTTGAAGTACACAACGCTCGTTGTGCCGATCACGGCAGCCAGGACAAACAAGGCGGCCAGTGCCCTGGAGTGGATAACCCCGAGGGTGAAAGCCAGGGCCAGCATGTGTTTTTTTGACCGAGCGCCCAGCTTTCCCCTTATGCTGGCTTCGATGAATGGTAATTCTTCCTTTCGCACGTCTATAACGCTGGCTACTTCCTCGTTGGTTTCGCCTTCTGCAAGGCCGAGCAAATAGCGTAGCTCCCTGTTGTCGAGCCTCTGGCCAGGTTCTGCGACGACTTCTTGACCGATAATCCGTTGAGTGGTCATAGGTGTTGTTAGTCCTTTAGCAATGGGTGTGATTGTTGGATCACGGTAGGCCTGTTAAGCGATACCGGCACTTCTTGTGCTGGCAATTGGCTTGCTAAGGAAGGCCGCAAACCCGATATTATGGCCAGGACGTTTTCGGCGCCTTCCGACAGCTGGGAATACAAAAGTTGTACTTCTATGAGTTCGGAATAGCTGGCTTTCCCCTGTTCAAGCAAATGGGTTAAGACTTTCCCCAGGACGCCCGTCAGCGACAGCTGGTATTCCAGCCGTCCAGTTAATCCCCTTTGGCTTTCATCATCAAAAATGGCAATGGCACGAGCGGCTAAGTCTGCGGCATCAACTGTAGTATTCTTCATTTGTAAGTAGACTTGATTAATATTTGTGTGTTTTTATAATAATAGTTAAGTAGGTGGACGAAAAAAAGCCCCTCCATGGGGCGTTTTTTTATCGGTATCGGGTGATGTTGGTAACGCGCCCGATGATGCAAAGTGTCTCTAGCTTGTCTGCCTCGATCCGGGTCGGATGTTGCGCGTCCGCGTCCTCGGCAGTGACCGTAAAACTACCGTCAAGCTCTCGCCGAATCCAGCGGAACCAAACTTTATTTCTGACCAGCATTGCGAAAAGGTCGCGACCTTCTGGCGTTCTCTGTTCGCGATCAATCAGCGCTAAATCATCCTCGCAAAGAACCGGCGCCATGCTTTCGTCGCCGACTTTCAAAAGGATTAGGCGCTCTGGTTTCAGGCCGCGCGCCTCTAACTCTTCAATGTTGAACTGTAACGACCGTTCCGTGGGAAGGCTGACCATCTCGCCCGTAGGGAGGGAGATGTGCGCGTCTTCCAGGCTGGTAAACAGGCGTGTATCGGCGTTCGGATCGCGCATGTCTGCGGTAAAGCCGCAAACCCAGCTAGGGCTGACCTTCAGTGCGTGGGCAATTTCTATCAGCTGCTCGATTTTTGGCAGGCTCCGGCCGCTCTCCCAATGGCTGTACCGCGCCGGAATTGGTTTCGAGGGCATGCGGTCGCTGACTTCGGAGGCGGACAGGTTCAACTCATTGCGGCGACCTCTAAGGCGTTTAGCAATCTCTTGGCGAATGGCCATAGTGTTTAGGGTCCTTCTTGGATCCGTTGTTTGCGAGGTAGGTAAAAATATACCGTGTAAGTAATACACAATCAGTTAATTTTGCAATATCTCTCTTGTCAGTAAGTGAAATAGTCGCTATTTTTTTCACAAATTGTTAACAAATATAGTATTTGTGAAGACATGTACAAAAAATACTACCTTTTTGTATGACCAATTGTCGGAAAATGAAACCGTTCGCCGGATAACCCAGCGCCTCGGTTCGGTCGGTTTCGCGCGTCTGGTCAAGATCATTGAGGAATGCACGGATACCGGCATGGTTTCGCTGAGCTGGTCCGATTGGCTGGGCCTGCTGGAATGCAACCGCGACCAGTTCGACGAGCTGCTGGCCGTCCTGGACAAGTTCGGCGCTTTTCGAGCCAGCCAGGCCGAAGGTGTATCAGTGCCGCTGATGTTGACCATGGGCCAGCCACTGCAATTCCTCCTTGCAAAGCCGGATCCCGCGACAGAGGTTCATACGCGGCCCGATCAGTGGGAAACCTGGATCAAAACCGAGCTGTGCAGCCCTGCATGGCTTGTCAAAGACGAAGCAACACAAGCGCTGTTCCGTCACTGGTGTGCAAGTAATGTATCCCTTGCGGAAGTCTCCAGCGCTATGGAGCTGGCCGCCCTGGCCAACGACCTATCGCCGGTCGGCATTCACGAACAAATCAAAACCGCCCGGGCTTCCCGCCTGGTGCAAGCCCGCTCCCTCGCCTAATCAGGCGCGGTTCCCTATTGCCCGCCCAGGGCAACCTGTAGAGATATTGCAATGATTCTTATCGGTCGGTTTGGTGGCTCGCCTGAGTCCCGCGAAGAAATTACCCGTACCGGCGCCGACGTTGGGGCTTATGGCATGTCCCCGACCGTGGGCCTGAGCGGTCCTGACCGTGCTGAAAAAAGCTCGCTGTAGTGCTGCAAGGCCTGGGCGCCCAGGTTAAGGGAGCGACGCTGATAATTACCCATGTTCTGAGCCGCGAGGAAGCCGACGCCATCCGCGCGCGTGGCGGCCGCTTGCTGTACGTCATGGGCGAGCCGTCCGACGTGATCCTGATCCAGCAACCCGCGTATCCCACAACTTACCGCTGACCGCTCAAGTTAACGCCCTTCTGAAACGCTATCGCCAGGCCCAACGCGACCGGGAATATGACGGCGTCTATCTGTTCCCGGGCAAGCGTACCAAGCGGCTATTACTGAGCGGCAGGCATCCGAGCAATTCGCACGCCTGGGCGGTGGTGATTGGACCAGTCACGACCTGCGCAAAGTGGCCGCGTCGACCTGGTTAGACCTGGGCGTCGACACCCTGATTATTGATCTGCTGTTGAACCACAAGGTCAAGGGGGTGAACCAGGCGTATATCCATACCCACGCCGAGGAACGCAAGCGCGACGCTATGGAGCGCTGGCATTCCTGGCTTGATGACCGGGGATTTGCCTTGCTCCACGGGTAGACAGTTGGGAGACGGCGCGAAAGTCAGGTAAGGCGCAACGCCACGGAAGACGAGGCTTTGCGGACCTTTTTCGCTTCCATAGCTTAGGAGGAAGTTATATTAACAAATATTATATTAATATACTTTCGGTACGTATTAATGTTAACAGTTGTGTTCCGCCTCGACTCAAAGGGGAACGTATGAAACGCAAACCTAGGCCCGCGTCATTGCGCACCGGTCAAACCTTGTTCTACCTGGTCCCGCCGCTGATCAGCCCGACCGGGCTTTGGTTTGTGGCCTGTATCACCGTCGGGTCCGATAAGCAGACCAGCGCCTATCCGAGTAACAGCGTGCCGCGTGCGTTCGCCGCCCAGGTCGTTGGCAGGCATCCAGGTCACCACTTCTACAGCCGCCGCCAGGCGTTGACCGCTGCCCGGGTAAAGAACGAAACAAACGCGCGCAAAAGCCGCGCGATGTTCGCTTTGTTTGAGTCCAGTGGCGTCCTGCAGGATGTTTTGACCGCAATAGGCAGCGCGCTGGCCGAGGTCATTAAAGATCGCTCCGATGCGAATACAGCCGACCAGGAAGGCGCTGTAGAGGTCGCGCAATGAGCTGGGGCCTGTTGGTGTTCGCCGGCTGTTCTCTGGCCTTTCTGGTGGGCTGTAGCGATCCCAAGGGCGCCGAGCGCGTTCTTGCGGCGAATGGGTATGCCCTGGGTTCCAGCGGTCGAGGCAATGACACACACCGTCACGAATCACACCACGGTTGTGCAGTCCGCGCCGGCTGCGCCGTCCCGTCCGACCTTCAAAAGCACCTTTTCTATGACGCGCTCGGGCCGACGCTGACGGCGCCTTCGGCGCGCCGCTGGGATGGAATGAGCATAGACCGGAGGGTCATAGGCACCCCCCCCTATGTTGGGTCCCTCCTGGGCCTTTGAGCAGCGTGGGCATTGCGCGCCGCGCTGCGCTCCCAGCTAAAGGTTTTGAAAATTGGGTAACAGTTAAATCATGGCCCAAATCAAACAATCTGAGTTCGCCCGTTTACTCGGTGTTTCACGCAAGACCGTCACCAGCTGGAAAGCCAAGAGTTATTTGGTTTTCGTCGGTGAATTGGTCGACGTGGAAGCCTCAAAAAAACTGCTGAAAAAATACCGCGTTGGGGGCCTGCCGGCTGTTACCCAAGCCGAGGTAATCGAAAGCCCGGGTAACAGAAAAAGTCTGTACCAGGTAACAAAACGGGTAACAAAACGCCCGGTGTTCGTACCCCCTGAAACAAGCCCCCGCCGGAGCCGGGAAGCCTGGAATTTGAAGCCCAGGAATTTGTCACCAGCGGCGCCGCCAATCGCGGCCTGAACGAAGCCAAGCGCGTAAAGGAAAACTACCTGGCGAAGCTGCGCCAGTTGGAATACGAGGAAAAATCAGGGGCGATTGTCGATATCGCCCTGGTGGAAAAAGCCCTGTTTGAAGGGGCACGCGCCCAGCGGGATGCCTGGCTTAACTGGCCTGCAAAGGTCGGCCCTCTTATCGCCGCGACACTCAACGTCGAGGCCGATCAAGTCGTAGAGATCCTAAACGAGCATGTCCATAAGCACATTAGCCAGCTCGGCGAGCCGGAAATTTCGCTCGGCTAGCGGATCCGACGGCGCAACTGGCTGCGCAGAAGCTGGCAGCGCGCCAGGTGCGTGACCAGGCAATCACGGATAGCCAGTGGTTGGTAGACCGGCACAGCGACCAGGTCGACGCGGGGGTGGCCACCACACTGACGGCCGCCCAGTTCACTGAATTGCTGGTCTACCGCCAGGCGTTGCGCGACTGGCCGACAGCCGCTTACTTCCCTTCCCTGCCTGACCTGCCGGCGGCGCCGGCCTGGCTTGCCGCTGCTGAGGCTGCCGACGACGCCGTCACCGCGCCGTGACCCGTCACGACCCGCGCACCAGATCAACCCCCTATCACCCCATCTAAATAGAGTATTCCCCATGCTTTTATCTTTGCCGCGCGCGGTTGCGCAGTGGTTGTTTCTGGCTGTCTGTAATTTGGTGCTGTTCGTCCTGGGCCTGGTGGTGGTTGCCGTGGCCCTGCCTTTCCGCGTACCTGGTGTGTCAGTCAGCGACGGTCGGCCGATCGTTAATTTGCCCCGCTGGGCCTGGTTGTTTGGTAACGACTACGACGGCGTGCATGGGGATAAGCGCGGATGGTGGGCAGCAAATACGCCGTTTGGCTGGGCTGCTGACTCCTTTGGCGCTATGTACACCTGGACCGCACTGCGTAACCCAGTGAACAACATGCTAAAGGACAGCCCAGGCATGGGCGACTGGCAATTCGTGGTGGCCAAGCATGGCTTACGCCGCTGGTACGGCTATTACTGGGTCCACCAGTGGAGTGATACGCGGGCTTTCGTCGTGCGGATGGGCTACAAGATCACCAAGGCTGACCAGGGCGGGACCGAGCTTATCGGGATGACGACCAAGATTGATCTGTTCAAGTCCATATAGGCGCGTCGGGAGGCGTCTAGCTCAACAGGCGCCGCTGGCTGGAAATCAATTTATTGCCCGACTTAGGCCATAGGGGTTAGGATTCGGGGAATAACTCTCTCAAAAGGCTGGTGAAAATCGGCGTAGCGCGTACAAAAAAAGATCCCGCTACGCGCTGGGATCAGCGTGCCAGGCTGGCCATTTGAGGAAAAATGATTTAAAAAAATTAAACTTTTAGCTGCTTAATTGTTAAATGAGCGCTAAGATTGACGCCACAAAGACGCCGGTTTTAAGGGCGAAAGTGGCCGAAAGGCTATAAAAAACAGGAATTTAGCTTCGCAGAAAAGAAAAAACCCCAGGGCCGGCAAGCCTTGAGGTTTTTGGGGCCACCACACAAAAACTCGTGTTGTAACCGGAAGAAGGTTTGAGTTTATGCGTGTAGGCCCACTGATGCAAGCGCAGACAGTTGGGGACACGGATGGAAGGCTCGATAGAGCTTGGCCGGCACATATCTGCATTATCTGCATTTATGTGGGGCCGAACTGAATACAAGTACCCGGGGTTATTCCTGGGCACCGGCAATCGCTGCGGGCACGACCCCCAGTCACTGGCTGTTGATCGGCTGGATCTGCACGCCCCGAACGGTGGCAAGTGGCCGAAACTGATCCAGGTCGGTATCAACCGCATTCAGGCGTATTTCAACGACGCCGAATCGCTGCCGCCCCTGGCCCACCTTTCCAAGAAGCGGAATAAAGACGGCGCCATGCGCCAGAATCGCAGCGAAGCGCGCGAAGGGCATTCCCTGGTGCTGTCTGTGATCTTTACCTACCTAGACCTTAAGTCTCTGCGTGTGGGCTACTACACCAATACAGGCGCGTTCGTCAGTATCTCGTTCCTGGAAATAGCCCGGCGTTGCTCGATGACGTGCGAAATCAAGGACCGCGAAAACGAGGGCCAGGTTAAAGAGGTCCCAACCTCCCGTTTTTGGCGGACGGTACGCGATCTTAAGAAAGCCGGCGTTATCAATGTTTTCGAGCAGTACGAAGAAAAGGACGCCGGTAAGCGCGCCCTGACAGCGATCAAGACATTCAGCGAGAAGTTTCTACGGCTTATCGCTGGCTGGACCGCTAAGCGTATCGAGAAGGCCCGTCAACGGGCGTCTGGCCGAGTGGGTACGTTCCTGATGGGCGCCATCGACGCGGGTGTCGAAAACGTCAATCAGCGCAAACACCTGGTCAAAGACATTCAGTCGGCCAACGTAAACAGCGAGCTGTTCGGCAAGCCTACCGTGAAGAACCGTCAGCCCGCGATTGCGGGCGCTCGCCAGTCCGTAGAGGCCGCGCTTAAGCAGCAATATGCCGAGCTTGAAGCCAAGGTACTGGCCAGCATTACGGCTGCTCTGGGCCGTCCTCCGCGCGGCCTGGAGCAGCTGAAAATGCAGGCACAATACGGCTGGGTCAAATACGACGACTTTGTACGTCGACGACTCTACGGCGGCAGCTAACCCGCCAATCCCCTCCCCGCTTTCTGCACCACCCCCCTGACCGCCAGGGCGCTCCGCTATGGGCGCTATCAGGCGGTTTGCGCGTCTATCCCTGCCTTTCACCCGACACCAGTGCCAAGACAGCTCAAATCAGCCCAGGCACATGCCAAACACCCCCA